TGAGAATCTCACAGAAGAGACATTGGAGACGCTTGATTTGAGAATCAGATCATCGTTTGCAACTTTTTTACCTTACATATTTATTAAGGAATTGTTATTAACACCAAAAGAGGATGAAAATAAGCTACTAGTAAAGCTATCAATTAGCCTAGATGCTAATTCCTTTGACGTAAGACCTATATTAATAGAAGTAACTCAATAAACATGCCAAAAGCAAGTAAAAATACAAAAGACATTAAATACCTAGGTAGAGACTTTTCTACCATAAAACAAGGGCTTATTGAGTTCGCTAAGGCTTATTACCCTGAAACTTATACCGACTTCAACGAAGCATCACCAGGGAGCTTATTCATAGACCTAGCAGCGTATGTAGGAGATGTGGTAAACTACTATGTTGATGCTCAGTTTAAGGAAAACTTAGTACTGTACGCTCAAGAAAAGAGAAACCTTCTAAACATTGCAAGTGCATTTGGATACAAACCTAAGATAAGCGTACCTAGCCAAGTAGACTTGGAAGTATTTCAACTACTTCCAGTGTCAGGTACTGGCGTTAACTCTGCACCAGACACAAGATACTGCCTAAATATACAAAGCGGACTAGAAGCTAGAGATCAAGCTAGTGGTACTGTTTTTAGAATTCAAGATCCAGTTGATTTTAGAATAGATACAGCCTTCTCACCTAGAGAGGTGTCAATCTACTCAATCGATCAAGATGGACAACCGCTTTATTACTTAGCTAAAAAAACAGTTAAGGCGATTAGTGCAACTACTAAGACGCAAACATTCGAAGTAACCACAAGAGAGAGATTCAAAAAGCTACTACTTGCGGATGCAACAGATCCAATTATTGCAATTGAAAGTATTGTAGACAGTGACGGCTACACTTGGTACGAAGTACCTTACTTAGCGCAAGATACAATACCAAAGCGAGTTGTTAATACGAGACTTAATGATCCAGATGCTTCTGTTTACAGTAACGAAACACCATACCTACTAAAGTATGAAAAAGTACCACGTAGGTTTATAACACGAGTAACTGAACAAGGTTTGGAAATACAATTTGGTGCAGGAATAAGCACATCTCCCGATGAAGAGCTATTAGCAACTCCAGAGCAAATTGGTTTAAATCTACCAAATGGAAAACCGGATACAGATGCATCATTAGATCCATCTAATCCACTACTAACCTCTACTTATGGTATAGCGCCATCTTCAACAACATTAACAGTGACTTATTTAGTTGGTGGTGGTATAGCTTCCAATGTACCTAGCAATACAATTAATGAAATAATAGGCCTATCTATAGATAGTACAACACTACCAAGCAACACAGGTACCTTAAACGCAACTATAGTCAATAGCGTAGCTACAAACAATCCGGTTTCAGCAACTGGAGGTCGTAGTGAGGAGACTTTAGAGGAAATAAGACAAAACGCACTAGCCCAACTAGCAACACAAAACAGAGCAGTAACGCGTGAAGACTATATTGTACGATGCTATTCAATGCCATCAATTTATGGAGCCGTAGCTAAGGCATATGTTTCACCTGACGAGCAACAAAATATAGGTACCTCAGACCTCGAAGATACTGTTGCTAACCCACTTGCACTCAACTTGTACGTATTGGGATATAGTAACGATAATACACTGACAACACTTAATAGAGCTGTAAAAGAAAATCTACGAAACTACTTAGATCAGTATAGAATGCTTACTGATAGTATCAATATTAGAGACGCTTTTGTAATAAACATAGGAGTTGATTTTGATATAATACCGCTTCCAAATACAAACGGAAATGAGGTAGTATTGAGATGCATTGACGCATTAAAAACTTTCTTTAATATCGATCGTTGGCAAGTAAATGAGCCAATTGTATATGGTGACATATTCAACCTGCTTGTATCCGTAGAGGGTGTACAAACCGTAACAAAGGTGGGTATTAAGAACTTGAATGACTCAGACCTTGGCTATAGCAATGTGCTTTATAACATAGCAGATGCAACTAAAAATGGTATAATATATCCTAGCTACGATCCAGCAATCTTTGAAGTAAAATACCCAAACACCGACATCGAAGGTAGAATAGCTAACTTTTAATAGGACATGATAACTTACATATACAACGAAAATGATGCAACTCTCTATGAGAGATACCCAAACCTAAACACTGGGATTGATGAGGTATTAGAAATAAAAAAAGAAAAAGTTAGCAACGACTACTATAACAGTAGAATCGTAGTAAAATTTGACTTGAGTGAGTTCACAAGCAAGCTTTCGAGCACAATCACAAACAACGCTCGTTACTATCTAAAACTGTTTGCAACAGAACCACAAGAGATACCGGTCGATTACACTCTATACGCTTATCCGATATCACAAAGTTGGAATATGGGATCAGGCAGATTTGCTATCATACCTACCCAGTCTAATGGAGTATCATGGAATTTCAGACTTAATAGCGTCACAACATCATCAGCTTGGCTATCAGCATCATTTGCCATTGGATCAACTGGCAGCTACGCCACTAATCCAGGCGGTGGTCACTGGTACACGGCATACTACAGTGGATCGCAGAGTTTTAACTACACAACGACTGACATATCAATGGATGTGACGGATGTAGTTTTATCGTGGTTAGGTAATCAAATGCCTAACAACGGTTTTATTGTAAAAAAAACAGATGCTGATGAAACAAGTAGTGATATATTTGGTAGCTTAAAATTCTTTAGCAAGGATACCCACACAATATATCAACCAAGACTTGAGCTAAGATATAATGACTCTATATTTCACACAACCTATAGCCTAGTTGATTTCTCAGACGAAGTGTCGTTAATAGTGTCAAATCTTCAACCGCAGTACGCAGAAACAGATGTAGCTAGAATTAACATATTTGCAAGACCAAAATATCCACCAAGAACATTTGCAACGAGTAGTAATTACTTAACGCAATACCAACTAGCATCATCAAGCTACTATAGTGTTGTAGATGCACAAAGCAATGAGACGGTAATACCATTCGATGAAACCTATACAAAAGTAAGTGCAGACTCAAAAGGTAGCTTCTTCAAACTATATATGAGTGGATTCCAACCTGAAAGGTATTATAAGATTTTAGTAAAGACAAAGCCAGACTCAACAGACCAATACATTCTTGATAGGAATTGGATCTTTAAAGTTACGAAATGAGAACACTAGATGGTAAATTATTAGCTGACTTGAACGATGAAGTACAAGCAAACGTAACTGCATCGATACAAGCACCAGAACCAGTAGACATTAATGAAAATGCTACTGAGTATTCTCTGTTCCCAGCTGATCTAAATGATTTACCTGTCATTACAAACAACATCTTTGACAACTCGACACCAAAGATAATAAGAGAAGAGATTCATTTACCGAATCAAAAACTAATATGCTTATTTGATAATAATATAATAAAAGTTGCTGTTAATAGTAGCTTTAAATTATCCGTAAAAGCAAACCAACCTAAAATATTTAATGTGGAAAATGGGATTCCAAAGATGATAGATCCCACCGTTGCATTAACATATACGTGGTTTAAGGATAATGATGTTATAGGTGGTTTTGTACAATTAAGTGAAGGTACTCTTACTGTAAACAACGATACTCTTACATTTACGGGAGTAGGAGCAGATGCAGAGGGTACTTACTTTTGTCAAGTAGCTAACGACATTGGGATTGTTACAACTGAGGCACTAGCCGTTGAAGTACACAACCCAGCATCAACGTTCGATGCATTCTTTGCTAAAAACTTAGTGGAAAATCCATTTGCAGAGGCAGGTACAGACGGTTGGACGGATGTTGTTGGATCGATTGCAACTAAATCGCTACTTAAATCAAAAGCAAAAGAGCTAACTGTAAACACACAGCTAAAAACAACAAACACAAACATAGCTGAGTACATACCAGAACAGTTTTATCCTTATCCAAAGAATGTTAATATCCTAAATTTAGAAAACTACAATCTAACAAAAATACATACCAACGAAGCAAGATACTTCACAAGAGATAACTTTGATTACCTATCACAAGGTGGAACTGATATTGTTATCGCTTATCAAGATATCGACTTAACACCCGTACAAGATTACATTAAGGGTAAGATTTTTGGTGTTGATGGAGTAAAAGCTATATTTAGCTGTTATATAGGGAATGCAGTGTCAGGTTATCTACCTACAAAAGAAAATGTAGTACCTGAAAGTAGATACAAAGCTACTAATTATAACTTACAAAAACCTAGGCTAGATGTTGAGAATATTCTACGTGCAGGACCTCCTAACATAAACGAAACAATAAAAGTATTTGTACAAGAGTACGATAGCAATACCCCACTACGTAGTAGGCTAATTGATCCAACAACATACGAAATAAAAAACGTAAACAACTTACTATTCGAGGATCCACTACAAAAAGTACGTAGATTTGTACGCAACGAACTTCCACAAGAATCCGTTTATCCGGTCGATACTTTGTTTGGAGGCTTTGGGCAAACGCTATCGCCAAATAACCCACTAAATGACATTATACGAGGGTATAATCAACTTTATTCGAGCGTAGACCAGTACTACTCATTTGGTCAACACGTAGAGTTTAACACTGCTTTTTTTGATAGACTGAACTACAAAACAAACAAGATAAGAATCCTTCTGCAGTTTGAAGTAGATGCATTAACGCTGAGCGACACATGGCAAACTACCAAAGGAGTAGACAAACCTCTAGAGTATCCTGGATGGCAAAAGCCATATCAGTTTCTAGGATTCAACCTATTAGATGAGCAAGGAACAACAGTATACAACTTATCTGAGGTTGGAAAGCAGCCTAAGTATGTAGATTCGCCAATTAGTAAGAGAGCCTTTGCATATAACAATCCACGTGGATTAGTAACAGCTGTAAATTTTGCGTTGTATCCTATTACACCTAAGTTTTATAGTGTCATTGGTTACAGCAACAAGCAGTTTGTAGACAATGTAATAAAGGTGCCAACTAAGGAGCAAGATTTAGCGCTACGATATATAGCGCCAAGTCCTTACTTAGCATCACCTCCACCACCATCACCACCTGTGCAGGTTGTATATTATAAATGGCGTATTACGCAAAGTCGTAATGCTATGCCAAGAAGTACGTTTGTATCATCTGGTCCAAACCAAAATGAGTACGTATATAGAACTAAATTTGAACTGTTCAGAAAAACACCTAATGGAGATTACGAGGCTGTTCCAAGACCAAATATAGCAGGTGTAGTTGATAATATTTACCGTTTTACAAGCCAAAGGTTTACAGTAAACTATGCTGATGCCCAAGACTTAACAACACCAATACCACCAGAGTTAAACTACATACAAGATCAACTATTCTTAGACGACACATATCCATCTAGTAGTTTGGATAGTTTAAAACTAACGTACTCAAATGGTATTGATCTTATTGACTTTGTGAACAACAGAGAGGCAATTCTTAGAGAAAATGGTATAGCAGGTGTACCGTATATCGCAGGTACTCCTGGTAATCAACTTTTTCCAAATCCTATAGGAAGTAATCAAAACGCAAACAACCCACAACAACGTGCATGGTCGTTTGAATATAGTTTGAGAGACATAATTTTCAAAAAAGAGTCGGGAAATACCCAGTTTGGTGGATCAGTTGATGCCGATATCGATAGTACCTCAACACAAGATTGGTTCTATGGTGAATCTACTAGTAGTTTTGTAGTTGCACCAGATGCAAACAACACACTATTTAACGGCATACCCACAGCTATACCACAACCAACAGGTCCAAACCTACCCGAAGACTGGAAGATTGTGGATCAACTTTACACACGTAAGCGTGATGGTGTGCCACAACTACCAAGATGGATTTGGACATACCAAGAAGCTACTCGTCCTTTCATTGGAACACTCAACATTTATGATTATGAGATTATTTATGATTATAAAGAGACTAATAGACGATGATAAATAAGTTATTGAATCTAACAAAAGGACTTAAACGTGGAAGCGATGGCTCAGACTTTAACCTACTTCCACAAATACAGCAGTCACCAGTCGTTAATAGACAGCCAATTAATTCTGTTACACAGTTTACCTATAAGGATAAAAACGGTAACAACATACCAGTCAAACCACTATTAAACGTAGTATACTTACTTAAAGGTACTGACTTTACCGTTTCGTTGATTGCATCGGATCCG